ACGTAAGTGTTTTTGTTTGATGATAACAACCAACCCATTGTTATGCACACTGCTGTCTTAGATTTTTTTAATTGATTAATGCTTTCCCAGTTTGGGCTACTGCAAATATCACTCCACCAAACTTTATAAAATTTATATGGAAAATCTATTACATCAATATCTGGTAAGATAATTTTAGTTTTTAAAAGTTTTTTCATATTATTAAATTCAATAAATCTGCTTTAGGAATGATGTGACCTTTGGAAGTCCAGTTATCTCCACCTGCTTTAATGGGATAAGACTTCATTAGTTTCTTTAGAATTTTAGTAGGAATGAGAACCCATACTTGGTCTTGACGTTTTTCTACCCATAAACAAATGGCATAGTTTTTTGATTTAGTATTATTGATACCAGAGAGCTTTCCTCTGCTTTCTATCTCTATAAAGACGTTACCTGTCTTCTGACAAAGCCTGTCAGTCTTACATTCTATCTTACCTTCTACTGCTTCTTGAAATTCATTTTCATACTGTTGACCGAATTTTAAATCTAAATCAAAGTGAGGTTTTGCTTTAGTGAGTATCATTCCAGTTTGAACCGACCTTAATCTCACCATCTAACTGACATCTGAAATTGAAGTGGTCTTTAGTTTTCTTAAATAACTTTTCGGCTATTACCTTGAATGGTTCTATTAGTTCTTCTTTAACGATGAATTGCATTTCGTCATGGACATGTAAGACCATTGCATAATCTCTACCAAATTTATAACCCTCTTTTTCTAGGTCTTCATTCAGAATAATAGTTCCTTGTTTTACAAGTAGAGCTCCTGCTGACTGAAGTAATAAATTTAATAATGAAAATTCTGCTCTACCAATAAGTTTTCTTCCATCTAAACCTTTAACATAACCAAGTCTTCTGTGTTTGCTTATGACTGCATCTTTTAATAATTTTAACGCAGGAAGTTTTTGTTCAAATGTTTCTCTTATTCTTTTGGCTTCGCCAAGATTGATTTCAAGTATTTCGCTGACCCTCTGATTTCCTGAACCATATATGTAAGCATAAATAAAAGTTTTAGCTTGGCTACGTGTGGATAGTCCGAGAATTTGTTGATTTTTGGAATGTATATCATTCTCAAGTAAGACTTTAGAAAAATCCCCATTGTCATATATAGACATATAATGCCCCAACACACGAAGCTCCAACCCAGAAAAATCAATACCACAAAACACCATACTGGCAGGAGAATAAAATAGAGACCTAAATTCTGTACCATATTCTTTACCTGTTGCCACACATTGTGCCAAGTTTGGTTTGAAGTGAGTACACCTGCCAGTGTTCGCACCATTCGTAATAATTTGTCCATGAATTTTTCCTTTTTTAGTTAGTTTTAAATATGCTTGGTCACCTTCACTTAATTGTGAAAGTCTTTTCTGTACCATTAAATAATCAGAAATTATTTTAGCTTCAGGAAACTTTAATGAATTTAATATTCTTTCATTTACTTCTGCTTTTCCTGTTGCTGTAAAGTCTTTAGGCTTCCAACCTAATCCTTTTAATCTAAATGCTATTTGGTCTCTTGAGTTTGGATTAAATGTTTCAATAACAAATTGTTCTTTTGGAACTCCTGCTTTAATCCCTTTTTTTCTATTATCCCTTTTGTAAGTTTTAAAACCTATAGATTTATTTATTGGCGAAAAGACTAGAGCAAGTTTGTCTTCCAACTCTAGTCTTCTCTTTATCAGGATAGATAAAAGGACTTCAGCAAGTCTCTCATCAAATGGAACTCCATGTTCTACTTGTTTATTAATCCATACAGCAAAATCATGTTCTAATTTAATTGCTTCAGGTGAATATTTAGCTTCTACAATTAATAAGAATAATTTATGAGTTACTTCAACATCAAGTTCACAGTAGTCCTGCATCTCCCTTGTCCAAATATCAAAAGTATTATTCTCTTTAAAGTCTCCCTTACGTAAACCAACTCGATAGCCCCAACTTTCTAATGAGTGCTTACCTATTAGTTTTGGTGGTACTTCTTTAAGTTTAAAGTCTAGTTCTTGTCTATTAGTCCATATTAACCTTGAACATAATAACGTATCAAAAACAGCACCCCTGTATTCATAGTTAAATACCTTCTTAATTGCAGGTATATCGAAGCCAGTAATGTTATGACCAATTAAAAGAGTAGCTTTCTTTAGTAACTCTAGAGCATCTTCAAGATTGTCAGGATTATATGAATATACAGTATTTGTATCAATATCCTTAAAGACAATGCAGTGAATTTTATCTAACGTATCAAGGAAACCATTGGTCTCCACATCTATTATAAGTTTCATTATTGTATCAAGTGGACTGTTATTCTTTTTGTGCTTGGAAGTATGTGTCCGACATTCTCCAATGCTTTTTTAATTACTGCTTGTGCTTCAACATCACCACACATTATTACTGGGTGGACATTTTCAAATTTGATTGCATTATAAATTGCAGTCATAATTGTTCTGCATGTTTGAAAAATTAATTGTTGGTTATTAATATCAAGTTCAATGTAATCAGGCTTATCAACTAGAAAACCTAAAATGAATTTAGTAAGAAGTGCATCATTCATCAAAGTTACCTTCAACTAATCTTCCAGTATCTTTGTTATAAATTAATGTAGTTGCAATTCCTGTGTCACCAGAAAATCTATTTTTTAAAACTCTACAAGTTAAAACATTTGCTTCAGTTTCAGATTGTTGATTTCTTTCAAAACCTAATACTGCATCTGATAATTGTCCTAATGAAGCTGAACCTCTTAAATGAGATAGTGAAGTATGTGTTCCTTCTTCATGTCCTTTACCTTCTGGTCTTTTTAAATGAGATACAACAAACATAGCAATATTTAATTCTTCAACTAATTGTCGTAGTTGCGTCATTGTATTATCAATAAGTCTTCTTTCATCACCTTCAGCTAATCCTGAAATAACTATTGAGATATGGTCTAGGAAAATAACTTTGCAGTCTAACCCTTTTACCATGTATCTAATTTTATTTAGTAAGTCGTCTGATGAAGCTGAACCCCAATGGTCGTAAAAACAAATATAATCTTTTATTTTATTCCACTCTTTTAAAATTTCTTCTTCAGGAATATTTTTTCTAACTTCAGGAATGTGCATTAGTTTATTTAAACCAACTGAAACAATTCCTCTTATACTTCGCTTAACACTTTCTTCTAAAGCAATGTATCCAACCTTGTGTTTATTTTTAACAAGGTCATAAGCAATTTCTCTACAGACTTGCGACTTACCTGCACCTGAACCTGCACATAATAAATTTAATTCACCTAATCTAATTCCACTTAACTTTTCATTTAAACCATTCCAGTGGTAAGGAATAGTTTCTGCATAAACATCATTTAATAATAATTCTTTTGTTTCGCTACCTTCAATAATACCTTGAGGTGTGAATGCTTTAGCTTCAAAGATTGCATCAACTATTTTAGTTTTCTTACCTGCTTGTAATAATTCGTTAGCATCTTTGCCTTGTAGTTTAGAAATAAATACTTTTTTAACTGGTAATAAAGATGCACATTCAAGAGAAGCCTTATTCCCTGCAATATCATTATCAAACATCAATATGATTTTTTCGAATTTAGAAATCCATTCCAATTCTCTTTTGATGTATTTTTTTGCAGATGCTGTACCTGAAGGAATAGAAACCACAGGATATTTATTAGAATTAACTAATGAAACTGACATTGCATCGATTTCACCTTCAGTAATGACTAAAGAACGACCACCATCTCTCCATAGGTTCTGACCAAATAAAGTAATCTTATCTGTATCGCCAATCCATTTAAAAGACTTGTCTGCAAACCTTAATTTCTGTGCAACTTTTTCATAGTTTTTGTCATAGTAATTTGCAATATGGCAAGGTCTTCCATTGTGTTCACCTTGTTCATAATTAAAAACTCTACATGTTTCTTCGTTTATCCCTCTCTTATTAAGAGGTTCTATCTGTCCTGTAATCATATCTGTAAATTTTTTTTCTTTAGTTATTTCTGGTAAGTCGCCATTAGTTCTCTGGTGCTTATGGCAACCGAAACAATAAGTATGGTTCTCGTAATTAGCGAGATTGTCTCGGCTACCACAATTTTCACAAGGAGAGTGAAAGAGAAATTTGTCTTCAGTCTTGTGGTACATTGTCCACTAACTCCTGAAGGTCGTTATCGTCTGTCAGTCCATCTTGGAATTTGTATCCACGAATGTTTTCATTGAGTAAATATTCTCTGATGTTTATGTTTGGACAAGATTTGTTTTCGTCTAATTCATAATGTCCAACTATTCTTGCTTTTGGATATTTAATAACTAATTCTTCTAGAACTTTTTTTAAACTTTCAAATTGTTCACTAGTAAAATTGTCCTCTGGTGCTTTCCAATTATCTTCTTCTGCTCCACCAACTAAACATAATCCGTATGATGTATGATTGTATCCATGTACATGTGCTTGAACATCATCATCTGCTCGACCTTGTTCAACATCACCATTTCTTCTAATTACTTTTCCGTAACCAATTTTTAGCCACCCATTCTGCCTGTGCCACACGTCAATTTCTTTAGCACCAATATCTTGTGATGGTCTAGTTTGACTACAGTGAATTACGATGTAAGTTGTTTCTTGTCTTGCCATTTTTCTTTATCCTTAATTTCCTTCAACCATTCTTTAGGGAAGGTTTCTTTTGTTGATTGAATACAGTGAAATTTAAATCCAAATAAATCACACCAATGTCCGTATGTCGTTTTTGATTTCTTACCAATTTTGGTTCTTGAGTTTGAAAAGATAAATCTAATATCCATTTTAGGATTTTGATTTTTAACCATTTTCATTTTCTTTCTATCGGCACTATTAAAAGCACCTTTAGTCTCAATTATTATTGTGGGGAAAACAAAGTCTGGTGTGTACGTTCTTTTTTGTTCAGGTTGGAAGTAAGTTATTTTTAAACCTTCATATTTAAATGAGCAGTTATTCTCAATTAAATGGTTATAAACAACTTCTTCCAGTCCTGATTTAAGAACTACTTTATCAGAAATCTTTACTCTCTTGAACTTCTGTCGGTATTTCATTTTGACTTTCGGATTTAGCTTCGTAACCATCTTCTTTATCAAAGAGGTTCATTTGTTTGCCTTCGACAAGTTCAATTACTTGGACAGCTTTTATTCTTGCTGTAATTCCTGCACCAAGCATTGGTGTGAAATATGGAACAAGTGAATAAGCAATCTTCATTTTTGAACCACCAAATATCAATATTGAATTATCGATAGGATTATTCTTGGCATCAAAAAGTGCAGGTCTTTGAGAAAACTTTTCTTTAGTTTTAAAGTTAGTACCTGTGGCTTTTAGTTTGTATTTGAAGAAGACATAATCGCCTTCCTCTGTATAAGGAATGGGAGCAGACTGTATTGTCTTACCCTTATTCTCTTTTTCAGCTTTTATAAGACTGTCATCTATTGCTTGTTTGTACTCACCAAGCATTTTTGATGCGTCTGATTTATTCACCTTTAAAGTGACCTTATACTCACCTGCTTCGCTAAATTTAACGTCAGGTTTATTTAAGTGTGGGTAAATTGCTTCACCCAAAGCACTAATTTTGGCATCGTTCATATTTGTACTCCTTTTAGTTTGAGGTTTATGTTGCCATAAGTGGCACCCAATCAACCACTAGTGCATAGGTTAGATACAAAAGAAAACAGACTGTTTTACCAAGTCCAAATCCAAGTTTCCTTTAGCAGGAAGGTTGGGAAATTTAGCTTGGTTCTTATTTGAGCACATAGCTTTCATCTCTACAGCGAATTTTAACAAAACATCATTTTTATAAATCTCACAAAATGCTTCTCTTATGGATTTACTTAATACTGCTGTGTCTGGTGCTACTGAACCAAAACTATCATGGATTAAACTAAAGTTAGTTACACCCTCTTTATGAGCTTTAACTACAGCAAGTTGCAATACACTTGCATCTAGACTGTGAATAAAGTTTGGACATATTGATTGTGCAGTTTTTCTTCTATCAATAACATCAGTGTCAGTTTGAATGGATAACTTTATTATGCTATCACCCATTTTAGTTTTAACTCTTTTACTTTCTTTTTTGTAACACATCATTTGAACTGGAAGTCCTAATGGAGTTGTCCAAGTAACAGGTAAGTTTTCAGAAGCAACTAATCTAGAAATATCTTTTAAGAATTTCATAATCTCTTTTGCTCCCAGTATTACTTCATTAGTACATTTCCACATAATAGGAGTTAAGAAATTTGATGCTTTAAACAAGTCTTCACCAAATTGATGTTGTATGTTTTTTTCATTAAATGCCTTATCAACATGCTCATATATATATTTTCTGCATGAGAACATTGTTAGTGAGTAAGGTAAGCACATCACAGGCTTCTTACATATCTTCCTATCAATTCCATAGTCGAGCCATAGTTTTGCCATTGGGTCTTTATTAGCACGTAGCTTCATTATTAACTTTTGTGCAACTAATCCATACACATCATGAGGTTTATTTGATGGAATAAGATTGGTAGCCTTACCACCTATCTCATCTCTCATCATTGCTGAATAATGTTGTAAGCCACTATTAGAACAATCAGATTGAATTGGTAATGTAGTTACAAAACTTGGGTCAAAATCAGTATTAGCAAAGTCTCTATACTCAAAACAAAATGCCAAGAAAGAGAATGGCTTATCTGCATCTGCCCAAAATGTATCTTCTAATGGAGCATTAGCTGTACTAATTATTTTTTCACTATTATCTATTACCCATTGTCTTCTTACAGCAAGTTCTTCTTTATCTGTTTCACCAAATAAATTAGCACCTGCAACTGCAAAACTATTAAATGCTTCATCAGTTCCCATAGGCTTTCCATATTTAAATTTAATTAAAGCTCTAGAGTAATCTGCTGACTGTGGAGACAACATACTTGGTACAGGATAAATCCTACCTCTAAAGTCTAATTGATATGGATAGAAAAATTCTTTCCTATCTTTCAATGTTGTTGCTTCAGCTACAATCTGATTAACTTGAATAAATTTAGATTGTGCCTTTGCTCTTGATTGATAAACCATAGATGCTTCTCTTTTCCATTTCTTTAAAGCATCTTCATTAGTTGCAATATCAACAGGTTTAATTGGAAGTGGTATATTGCTTTCATCTTGTGGGTCTACAGGTAAACCACCAATAGCTGTATTAGTGTCCAACAGCTTTTTTATTACGTCATATACTGGCTTATTTATCTCCCATGCAGTATCTTGCATGATATTTACTGAATTATAGACATCTTCCATTTCATGTCCTCTATTTGCTAGTTCTTCTAGGTATCTTCTTGATGATGCTTTTATAAAATTATAGTGCATGTTTAATATCCTCTGGTTTGTTCTTATGATTGTGCTTTTTGCCATAGTATCCACCTACAAATGGATTGAAGTTCCATTTTCTGGGTGGCATTAACATGGGTAAAAATTTAGGTAGTAGAGCTTCATTCTTAATATTGAAGTTCTTTATTTCAGCTATAATCTTTGGAGTAGCTTCAACATAAGTAACTGTCTTGTACTTATTTAACTTTCTATTTTGATGCCTAATTAGACCTAATTTTTCAAGGTACTCCATCATTTTAACTCCAAGATGAAGTCTGCCTTCTTTTCCCCAGTCATCAAAATCAAGTTCAGCTCGGTTCATCATATAAGTCCAAACTCTCTGCTTGTAATTATATCGACTACCTTTTTGAGGAAGGTTCTTACCTTCTAGCTTATGATAGGTTTTATCATAATTGGTTCTATCCATATCTTTAAACAGGGTAATTCTAGCTTCAAGCATTAGACCTGTGCCTATCTTAATGGCTAGTTTATTCATGGTGGTCTCATCTGAAATACCATCAATCACATTCTTTAAGACAATCAGGCTACAAGTATCCCAAATATTCTGGTTATCTTGTTTCCATATACCATTATTAAATGCTGACTTTGGAAGGCACTGACATATCAATTTAAGTGCTGTGAGCCTATTTCCTGCCCCACCACCAGTCATAGTTTTAATATCCAGATTAATACATTCAGATAATTTAGTGATGTATTTCTGCTGTAATACTTGACCATAAATGGTCGTACTTTCCTGACCTTTAATTACTGCCTTTGTTGTATTGTTCCTGTATCGAAGAATACCACCTCTTAACATGGCTTCTTCAAATTCAAGTTCTTCTTTTATTTGTTCGTTATAATTAGAATTATTAACGTACTTTCCACCTACTCCTACTTTGACTAGTTCTTCTAGTTGTAATTGTAGTTGGCTCTTTTGGTTCTCTAAAGTGTTGGACATAATGTGAACATTACCTCTGTTGTCCTATGCACATGTATACGTCTACGACAGTCCGTATACGATTGTATACGAGACTATCACACAGGTGCATAGATTGGTTATTTAAAAAAACATGTGTATTACCAATAGTAATCAACACATGTGCATAGAAGAAAAAGTAGCAGTAGTTTTTAAGTCTACTGTTTGTGGAATTAATCTCACTACTGCTACCTTTATTTTCTTCATGTCGTATACAGTAAGTCATATCGTAGACGTTGTCGTAGACAAACTGTTTCTTATTAACTGCTACTTCCCATCTATTGGTGCCCTCACTCAGACTTGAACTGAGAACATAATTAAATGCAAGGATTTTAAGTCCTTTGTGTTTACCAATTTCACCATGAGGGCTTTTATTACCTTTAGACGAAAGTGGAAAACTAATAGCAGAGTACATTTATTTTTTCAATCCTTTCTTGGGTTGTTTCTTAATTCACCATATGTCTGAATTTCAGGTCGAAAATAACTGATAAGATTTTCCCGAATTATAGTATCAAAGTCTTCCAGTTGGGCTTCGTCACAAAGGGCATATGCTTCTTCGTAACTGTCAGCTTTATTTACTATTTCGTTTATCTTCCAATTATCTAGTGGATTTGCTCCACCCCATTCAGGTGTGAACTTACTTTTTTTATATAAATGGTTTTCTTCGTACTTAAACATTTACTACTCCTTTCCTTTTGAGTTATGACCAATCATAGAATGTACGTCAGCTTTTGGTTTAATTGCTAACATTCTTTGATTATGTAAGTTTTGGATTGCTTTACTCAAGACAGGTTGTTGTGTTTTGGCATAATACGTAAGTGTAGTTTCTATGCAAGTATGCCCTGCCATATCCATAACTGTCTTCGGATTATTTTCTTGTTCGCACAATCTAGTAATCCAAGTGTGTCTAGTACAATAAGGAGTAAAATTCTCATTGAAGTCACACAGCTTAAGCATTTTTTCCCAGTTGTTTCTTCTACTAGAATGACTTGATGGAAACATTTTTCTATCAGGTCTTGTCATTGCAACTTGTCTTATTCTTTTTGCAATTTCCAATGCTCTAGGAGTTAAAGGCATTTCAAGAGAAGTTGCCTTTGTTTTACGTCTGAAAAATTGAACAGTTCCTCTGTTGAAATTTATATTATCAACAGTAAAACTATCAAGTTCTCCATCATGTCTCATGCCACTATCAAAAGCGAAACACCACAAGTCATGCCATTTCTGGTCACCACACTTCGCTACAACATCAAGAAAATCTTCTTGTTCTGTCATAGTAAATGCAGGTTTCTTTTTACTCTCACCTCTTGGTAAATCAACTAGACCCATATTCTTAACTCTTTTATCTGGGTTAATTAATTGGTCATTCGAAAGTAATCTTTTCTTAATTGCATACTTCATTACATTTCGTAGAACACCCAATCTCTTATTGATTGAACCACTGCTTACACTCATCTTCATATTAGAAGGTCGTTCAGCAATTTTCTTACCAACCCATACTTTAAAGTCGTCAATACTGTCTTCAGTAAAATCAGATAATTTAAAGTCAGAATGAAAATATTCAACAATATCTGCAAACTGTATTCTAACATTTGATTGGTGTTTTTCAGAACACATGCCATAAGTTTTTTCAAAACATAAATTAAAAGTATTTAATAATGTTCCTGTACCTAATGGTTGTGCGTCATTTGAAGTAAAACCTTTTCTCGCAAAGTTTTCTTTCATCTGTCTTTTAGATGCCATTGCCAAGACTAATGCCTTTTCAAATTCATCTTTCGCTTCAGTCAAGGTCATCTGATTAGATATACCAAGCTGTATTACTTTAGATTGCTGTTGGTCTTTCATAACACCATCAACCATCATTCTCTTTGATTGTTTTACATACAAAGAAGTTCCATTAGGTCTTAACGTAATACCATTTGGACAATTTTCTTGTATGTATGTTTTTAGTTCAGCTTTCATAGATTATTCACTCCTTCCATTTTTTGCTGTTTTTAATTGCGTTTGAACTTGAGTAACTGGTTTGTCTTTCCAATCGCTTGTAGTTCCAACATACAATTTTTGTAGTTTACGACCTAACGCAGTTAGTTTAATCCATCTGAACCTTTGTGAGCCATGTGGATTATTCCAGTTCTCTATAAGACCACTTTGCTCAAGTGCATCAGCAGTTCTAGAGATTGACGTTTGTGTCATAGTAGTTTTGTAAAAGAGTTGAAATGTTTCTTTTACATATTGTGTATCCACACCTTCATCAGGCAAACAACAGATAACTTTAAAAACTAAACTTACCTGAAGTGGTACACCATTCCAGTAACCATCTTTTTTAACACCATCACGTTTAACATTTTTTAATACGTCTAAAAATGCAGTGTCAAATTGAATGTTACTTATTAGTGAACTTGACGACATTGTTCTCTCCTTCTTTCGTTATAGATTTTCTAAACTTAAGAGGATTGTTATGTCGAATTTGGGTTGATGTAATGAGAGCTTCTAATTGCTCTAATCTTGGGTCACCAAATAATCCAATAACATTATGTTCAGCAACATCTCCTGCCTTCATAAGTTTATCGAATGTATAAGTGATATTGCAATCACCAATCTTTAATGCTGAACTCTTTTCAGTTTCATCATTACAAATTAATGTTCTTGCAAAAAATGGAAGTTTACCCATGTCAGCTTGATATACTATTTCATTTGGGTAATTCTTTCGTAGGTCTTGAATGTGATAATCAAAATCATTCACATCTCGTCTTAACTTACATCTTCCATACCACCAGATTTTACACACTACATTAGCCAAAGACATTGTAATCTTCGTACTAAATTTAGTATCTAGTTTATTTATATTATTATTAACCATACTTATTTATTCTCCTTATAACTTATTTGATTGATGCACAAGTGTATAATGCACTTGTGTAATGCTATTTCTTGACAGAAAAATTTGAAAAAAATTGATAACATTTACTATTCTATGTACTATTTTAGAAAATTCTCCAATAGAACGTCTATAGAACATAACAAAATAAATTCTAATTAAACTAGAACCTATTGAGTCACTTTGACTCACCACTTCTTTTCGGCTTTTAAGTGTATTTAACATTAATTTCTTTATCTCGGTTTTCTGCCTATGTGACAACGCACAATTAAATAGTAGTTACAGTCGGTCTTCTTCTGTTTCTACTACAACAACCCTTTGTTCAAGTTGTGGTCTATTCTTGACCACTTCTTCACAAACACTTTCCATAGCTTCAGCGAGATTATGTTTCTCGATAAGTGGAAGTGCATGTCCAACATTAGGAATTGCTTTGAGTGTTAATATCATCATGTCTTCTATCCTTTGATGTGAGTTCCTTAAAAGGAACCTCATTATTAACAATTAATTTAAACTTCTTAATAATACCTGCTAAACGAAACTTCTTTGCAGAAGGTTCTAACTCATGGAAAGCTGTAGGTATTAATCCAGTTGCCATACATTCATCTACAAGATTTACTGCATGTGTAACTGTCTGTGCGTATGATAATTTTACACCACAGAGTTTATTAGATTGTTCTTTAATCTTATTATAGGTCTCTAAAGATAAAGATATATTTGCGTATTTAGTTGTATCAGTCATTATTGATTACCTCTTGCTTCTTTAATATCAACTTTAACAGGTAATAATTCTTTCCAGTTAGGTATGATATTTTTTAATGGTAACAAGCCCTGTTGCTTTCTATGGCTTGGTTCTAAAGGTTCCCAGACTGCATACTTTGATGCACCGATTGTTCTTCCAGTGTCATACATCATTCTGCCTTGTCGTAGTGCCTTCTTTATTCTTACTATTTGCTCTTTTGTTGTCATGTTGTCTATCCTTGTATTTAACTTGTTAATAAAAGAACTCTGGTTCAACAGGGAGAAAGAATAAGCCCTGCAACTTTCGTATTAATTAGATGTTGCACCTAAAAAATAGAACCAAAGTCCTGCATGGATATTACGATTTTGAAAGTTAATGCTCAAGATACTGCGACTTGACCTGTAGGGATAATGACTTGCCCCTGAAATTACTTAAGATTTTTTAATTTTGCGTAGACTTCTAGTTTCTTTGCGAACCATTTCTTAAATTTATCATAAGACCATATTGCAGGTTGTTTACTTGCCTTGCAATAATCTTTCCACTCATCACTAGCCATCAACAATTGATAAGTAAATGGTTTAGTTGTTCTAACTGTTTTCTTTAATTTAGTAGTACGTTCTAATTCAGCATAGTAAAATTCCACTAAATTTCTTAATGCTGTACCACCACGTTCTTCTTCTCTATCTTGAGTGTGTATTCTTTTAATATCCACATTCTTATTTAAATATTTAGTTACATAATCAAATGCTTCTTGTGGATTGACATTAATTTCCTGAAGCAAACTACTTAAATTTCTAAAATCATATACTTTAATTTTCTCTATACCTTTTGCATGAACATCTATTATCTCAACAGGATTAGTTAACTTGTTTCTACTCATGTAACTATTTATACCTAATTGTATGACCATAGGCTTCCTAGAACCATCTGCATTAGGTTTAACTTTAGGTGACAACATACTAAACATAGTATTAAGTGTTCGTTCTTGTCTTCCAATTTCTTGGTTCATATGAATTAGTTGAGACTTCTTTTCAGCAACCTTACCTAATGTATCTACATATTTGATGTAACTAATTAAGAAGTCATTAGTCATTGGTTTGTCATTAATTAGATAACCAAATACACCTCTGATGTTATCATCTAAAAAAAGTACAGCACATTGTTTCTCTGTTAACTTCTGTTGCGACTTGGCTACACCATAACGAATACAGTTTGGTTGACCTTTATGTGTCTTAAATATTATTTCCTGTACACCTAACTTTTTACGCATAGGTTCAGGTATGATGCACTTAAGTGGATATGTTATGTAAATAAAATGCTCTCTTGCTGATGGTAAAGTTTTAATCTGACTATCTATCGGTACATAAAGTGCACCCTTTAAATCTAATGTTCCCTGTTCATGTTTTTGTTGTAGTAAATTTACAGTTCCATAAAAGTCTAATAAAGTTTTACTTTTACCTTGAGTTAGTGAGATTGGTGTTGCTCTATTAATATATTGCTGAAGTTTACCTGTCTTACCTATCTGCTGTTCTTTTCTATCTAATTCTCTTTTGTATTTACTTTGTGTAATACTTTCCCTTTTATCAGAAGAAATAGCAGTTCTAACTAACTCACCTGATGGCTTACTATAATAACTATCTTGAATATATTTAGATAACTCTTTGGATAATACTGGTCTTACTGGTTTTAGTTTTGTTTTCATGTGAAACTTTTATTCAACCTTTTCTAAAGTCTTTGCTATCTCTTTCTTTAGATAAGGTATTCGTTCCTCTATTATCTCTGGTAGAAATACAGTGATGTCTCTACCTGTTAGTTTACAAAGAGTATCAAGTATATCTTCTAGCTTCTGTTGAGTTTTCCTCTGTGTAACTTTAAGTTCGTTATCCATTCAATTTCTATAACAGGTTTGTCTTTAAGTTTAAATACAGATAATGAGAAGCATTGAACGAATTATTTTTAAAGTAAAAAATCCATAAAAATTCTCAAAAGAAATAAAAAATATAAGTAAAATCAACAGCAGTAGTTCCGAAGTCTACTGCAATGTATTGTCATAGTTATCTTATTCGCTAGAAAAAAAGTATACGTCTACGATAGGTGGTAGTGGCATACATTTATTTTAGGAGTGGCATGGGGAAAAATAAAATTCTGTGTATATACGTGAGGTAGTCAGATTTTTGCTTAAAATTATTCTGACTTGATAAAACCAAACTTATCAAACATTGAGTAATCTACAGCATACTCAAGGAACTCTGGAGTGTGCTTTAAAATAAA